ACGGCAAGCGCATCTTGGACATGTTCTCAAGCAGCAACTGTTTAAGCGCGTCTTGACCGCCAGCAACTTGCGAAGTTACTTTGGCGTCGCGCAACACTTTAGCCGCTTGGTCTTGCAGCACATTGAGCGTGTTCTCGCTGACTTCTTTGGCAATGTCATAGCTGCCAGGGCCAAGAATTTTTTCAACAGCCTCCGGCGTTTCGCCCTGCACCAGCTTGACAAACGCATCCTTGTTGGTCTTAAACAAGTTAAGCGCCTCGCCCGTCAGCTTGCGTTCAGCAATTTGACGCGATCCCTTGGCGTAGTCGGCCAAGTATTGTTTGTAGCCTACGCCGCCAGCCGCCTCAAGCGCGTCATCAATCAAAGGCTTGACTTTAGACAGCACACCGGCTGCAAGGTTGCGCTGCGTGGTGGCATCAACGCCCGGACGCAATTGCTGAATGGCCGCGTTGACAGAGTTCTTGCGAATGGCGTCCAAGGCCACGGCGTCAATTACACCACCGCTGCTAGTCCATTTGGCAATGTCATCGGCGACATTTTTAGCCGCGCCAGCCAGCAAATCGTTACCCGCAAACTCAGGCTTGTTGGCTACGCCCGCAATGCTCTGGGCTATCTTTGCGCCCTCCAGCGGCTTGATGCCCACTGAGCGCAGCGCGTCAGCCGCACCTTGGGCAAACCGAGCGCCTTGGCCTAAGTTTAGCGAAGCGTTGGCAGCGCCCGTAGCCCAATCATCAGCCATTTGCGCCAACTCGCCTTTGTAGGTAAATTTGGTAAAGCCAACAGGCACGCCTTTTTTAATCAGCTCAAGCCGGCCAGCCGCTTCGGCTAGATTGCCAGCTTCAATCAGCCGGCGAACATTGGCAACTTCTTGCGCGGCCTCTGCGCTTAACTTGCCCGCTTGCGTTTCATACGCAAGAACATCTTTGCCCAAGTTGGCGCGGTTAAGCGCCGCCTCACGCATTGGCGTGGTGGTTTGCGTGAGAGCGTTTTTGGCGGCTTCCGCTGTAGCGCGGGTTTCAGTAGCCGTAGCACCGCCAGCCAGTTTAGACAGAGCATTCAACGACACTTCGCCTTGCGATTGCTCAAGAGCCGCAAGGAATCGCGGGTCACGCTTGGTTACACGATCAATCAGGGCTTGGAATGTAGGGCTATTGATGTCGGCGGCTGCTTGACCAGCAGTTAAAGGCTGGCCTTTTGCGGCTTTGAGCGCGTTTAGCACTTCCGGTAAATCTGGGCCAAGAGCGTTACGGGCAATTTCAGCGGCTTTTTGTTTTGGAATCTGGCGCAGATCGGTAACTTTACCGGCTACATATCCGACACCTTTACCAATAATTGGCGCAACAACGCGGCCCCCCGCTTCAAACGTGGCGCCTTCAAGAATATTTTTGACCGGCTCAACAACTTGGGCGGCGCCTTGGCGCGGTGCTTTACCACCAATGTAGATGTCGGCTAGATTAAGCGCTTCTTTAGCTATGCCATAGCCAAGCCCCGCCCCGCCTACGGCGCCGGTAACTGTGCCAACACCGGGGGCTACCAAAGTGCCCGCGCCGGCGCCAATTAAACCGCCGCCAGCCGCGCCCAGCATTTCAACCGTAGGGGCAACAAACTCACGAACGCGCTCGTATGTAGTAGGCGGCTTACGTTCAGCCGGGATGCCACTGCTAGGCGCGGCAACGGCGGCAAGGTATGCGTCAGGATCAAACGCTGGCGGTGCGGCGCTAGGCTTTTTAGCTAGGTAAGCATCGGGGTCAAAGCCGGCCATGTTACATCCCCAATCGTTGCTTGATTGCTGCTGCGCGAGGGTCAGCAGAATTTGAGTTTGCCCATTCTAATGCTTGTTTATCTATTGGCGACAATGCTGGCTTGGCAGGCGCAGTTAAATCATCTGCATAAGTATCGTCGTACTTGGATTGCTGGCGTTGGGAGTATTCTCTTGCTTGCCTTACTACATCGCGCATTTGAACGTCCAAGTTGCCCGCCGCCGGGTCAATTTTTTGCACGGCATCGCTAACAAATTTCCATTCTTGCACTGCCATGTTGCCAAGTTTGCCTTCTTGCGATGCAAGCTGACGGCCCAACGCCATAATTTTGCCCTTGAAAGTCTCTAGTTTTTGCAACGCTTTTCTAGCATCACCAGATGGTAAAGCTAGCGGATTAGTCAATGCGCTGAAACCTGTAATACTACTTAACCCAGGCGCGGGCGCAATCTTTTTATCTGGGTTTCCAACCAACTCATCGGTTAACTTTTCTAACTCACCCGTCACCGCAAAAGCACCCGTCACTACATCCTTGTCAGATACTTTATCTTTAGTGTATTTAACTTTTTGTGCTTGCGTCATTGGCTTTTCAGCCATATTTGCTGGCGCTTTGCCCACCGCGCTTTCGCGGCTAACAAGAATTGGGCTGCCATCCGGCCCAACAATAGCAACCAACGGTGATTCTGCGCGGGGCTGCGCAGGCGGGCGCGTAGCCGCAGCGCGCTCTTGCAAAAACTTCATAAATGCAGGGTCTGTTTTAGCGCGCTCAAATTCTGCAATGCTTACCGGCGGTGCGGCGGGCGCAGGTGGTTTTCGTTCGTTTGCGCTTAAACCTGACTTTGCCAATAAAGCTGCGCGTTGCGGTGGCGGCATAGCCAACAATTGCGCTACCGTAGTCTCAACTTGCGCTGGTGAGTACAGTCCCTGAATCAGCGCGTCTTGCCCAAACGCAACAACATTTTCGTCGGATGGGTTATCCGACAATTCAAGTTTAAGTTTGTCAACAAAAGTACGTTGCGCGGCTTTGAGGTCAAACCCTGATTTAGCCGCCGCTGCTTGGCTGGCTGTAGTTGCTGCTTGTTGTGCGGCGGTAGACGCTGCTTCTTTGCGGTACGCAATTCCTAATGTTGGGTTTACGCGAAACAATTGGTTTTCGTAATCCGCTGCCGCAGGGTCTAACTGACGCAGCGCGTTACGCTCTTGCAGGGCTGCTTGCGCTTCTTGCATTTTTAGCGCGTTCAGTTCTTGCGCTTGACGCCCGCCTTGAATCTGCTGTATGGCCGCATAGTCAGCCAGCGCGTTCTGTTGCGGCAATTCAATGCCGCGATAACTCATTGCAATGTTGGGGTTTACGAGTGCCATGATTAGTCCTTATGCGTCTGACCCATACGAAAATCTTGCGTATGGGTCTGAATATCCAACCGCAGAGCCACCACCGCCACCGCCACCGCCACCAATTGCACGCGACAGCAAAGCGTTACGCTCTTGGCCTTGGCTGTAGTTTAGATATTGATTTAATCCCTGCGACAGCGCATTGGCAGTGCCCATGTAGCCAGAGGCACGGGCCTGCGCCCCTGCGCCAATAGCCTCACCTACATTGCTTGCCATTGCTTGACCGGCTTGGCCTAACTGGCCTACAGAGGTTTGAGCCATGCCCGCAAGGCTTTGCAGTGGGTTAAGACGGGCCTGACGCTCAGTCTGGTAGCGGTTAAAAGCGTTGGTGTACTCTTGGCTACCCATCTCTTGGCCGTAGCGTTGCGCGGCCTTGAGAGCGCCGCCAGAGATTAGTCCACCACGGGCAGCGGCTTGACGATCAAGTGCTTTTTGACCTTCGGACAAACGGAAACCGTAGCCAGGGTCAGCAGTAAATTGCTGCATGCCAAACGGCGTGTACCTAGACGCTGTTTCTAGTTCTGGCAACGCACGAACCCCCGCCTCGCGGAACGGGGCTTGTAGTTCAACCTGACGCTCAAACTGTTCGCGTTGCAATTCAGCCGCACGGTTAGCCGCGCTAGCTTGCGCCCCTGCGGCTTTATTTGCGGAGTACGCACCAAGCGCCGCCGCCCCAAGAATTGCGGTTCCGGTTGCTATCATGATGTGACCTTTTTAATAAAAGTGCGTTCCATTGGCCTAAAACCCGCACGAACGTATAGATTTTCCATCTTTTTTGCCCGATTGTCTTCTAATGCAACCATAAAAAGCGCTAAAGCATTGTGATCTTCGGCCCATTTTTCAATTTGTTTGAACATTCTACCGCCTGCGCCGCTGCCACGCGCCTTTGGTGTTAACCACCACCATAATTCTTGAACCACAAGCGCAGATGGATTGAAGTACAACGGGTATGCTACGGCCCCTGATATGCCAACAATTTCGCCGTCAATTTCAGCTAACCAAACGCCTACCGAATTGTTTTGGAGCGACGCCGTATAAAACGCAGCATAGCCAACTGGATCAAAATCAATGACGCCATGCATAGGCGAAGCCATGTGAAATGACTCGGCCAATACAATGTATTGCGGCAAATCGGCTTCGGTGGCGTTACGAACAAGCATCAGATTATTCCAAAAGCAGGTTGTTGTTGGATGCAGCTTGCATAATGACCCAATTTGTGCCGTCTGACACCATTGTCGCCCAATTTCCCACGACAGCCAAGAGGATGGCCGTTCCAGCCGAAGTGCTGTCAAGCGGCACAATGTTGCTGGATGCCGAGTTGACCGCTTGCGCTTGCATATTTTTGACCGTAATATACCGGCCCGTCCAGCTTGAGGCCGCAGGAAACGTCAGCGTCAAGGCCGAGCCGGTCTTGTTGTTGATGATCCAAGTGTCCGTGCCCGTGATCGTGTAGTCAGCCGTCTTGGTCAAGACCGTGGACAAGGGCACATAGTCGATATTAGCTACCGCAGCCGAGATGGCCGTGCCGTTGCCCTTGAGCAAGCCGGTGACGGTGGTGCTTAACGTAATTGCTGGCGTGGTGGTGGCCGTTGCCACCGTACCGGCTAGGCCATTTGCCGAGACAACCGATACGGTGGTGACCGTGCCAGTTGTAGGCGTTGTCCAAGTAGGCGTTGCGCCAGTTCCAGCCGATGTTAAAACTTGCCCTGCTGTACCTTGGCTGCCATCAAAACTTGTTGTTCCAGTTACGCTTAAATCAACAAAACTACCATTTTTGGGTGTTGTCGCGCCTATTGTTATGTTGTCCATTTCGCCAACAAAAGTAGGCGCAATTTCAACTGAATTAACACCTGTAGGTTTTATATGGACATGACCAGTTCCAGTAGGGCTAAGGTCTATTTGTGCGTTTGCCCCATTTAAATTGGTAGAAACATTGATGGACATATTGTCGCCGCCGCCAGCACCAACACTCATTTGTGTTGTGCCTGACGCATTTTTAAGCGATAAGCCAGCAGAATTTGATGCTTGAACTATAGGCGTAGTGACGCTAGTAGAAGCCGAAAATGTTGTAAAGCCTGTAGCCGCACCCGTATCGTCAATAGTGGTGACAGAATTTTGAATTAGCTTGCCGGTAACGCCATCAAACCGCGCAATAGCATTGTCAGTTGATGACGCGGGGCCTGTGACATCTCCACCGGCATTTGTCGTCCACGTAGGCACCCCAGCGCCGTTGCTGGTCAGCACCTGACCTACTGTGCCCGCCGCAGTAAACGCATAAGCCGTGCCAGTGCCATAAGGCACAGCGCCAGCCGTAGGGGTTGAAGAACCGTTTGTGCCGCCATTGGCAATGACCAAGGTGCCCGCAAGCGTCACAGCGCCCGTGGTGGCCGCTGCGGGGGTTAGGCCAGTAGTGCCGCCTGCAAACGACAGCACGCCCGTGTTGGCTATTGTGACGTTGCCAGTTGCACCAGACACTGATATGCCAGTGCCCGCGATGTTGGACAGCACGCCCGTGTTGGCAACGGTAATTGTTCCAGCCCCATTGGTGACTGAGATGCCAGCGCCAAAACCAAGTGTGTTAAGGGTATAGCCTGTGCCATTGCCAATTAGCAGTTGGCCGTTAGTGGGGATAGTCCCTAGCCCCGTGCCACCATTAACAACTGGCGTGATGCCAAGCGCCCCGCCGGTAATGTTGTAAATGTTGTAAAACCAGCGATACCACTCACGCGAAACCGCCCCTGTGCGCTCATCAGTAAGCGGCACGCGAGGCGGCGTGATTTGGGTATTAAGGTTAGGCATTGGTTGGGCTTATGATCAATTCCGCACCCACAATGGCAATTTTTACCGGATCAGTGCCAGAAAGTTCATAGACCCTATCGCGCAGCTTTAAGGTCATGCCCAGCCTACGCCAAAAAGTTCGGTGCCCATACGCGCCAAGTTTTCCAATTGATGACCAGTGTTCGTTTGAATATGTGTGGCCGCCGTCATCTGACCAGCGCAGCATGACCTCGGGGTTGTAGCCAGGTGCCGCAGGATAAGAATTAGTCACCAAGTTGTAGCCGCTAATGTCTTCATCTGACAACTCGTACTGCCCAAGCGGCTCAAAACCATCGCCTGCCTCGGTGGTCAGGGTGTCGCCTGCTTGCGTGGCTAAAAACGTCTGCACGTATTCGGCTACAAGGTCTAACCCCGCCTCAGTGTCAATATTTTCACTGTCATACGCAGGGTACAAATTCAAGCCAACGCCGGTTTCGCAGTCCAATTGCAAGCTGTGCTGCGCGGTGCGCTTAAGGTTGTTCTGGCCGGTAGGCAGCGCCCGCCATGACCGCAACCACTTTTGGATGCCGCCATTGTCAGCGTACACATCCAAGTCAAACGTGTAGATGTTGCCGTTTTGAAAATCGCCAACAATGATGTTGCCGCCAAAGTTGCACTGGCAATTGCTGCGGTGCCGCATAAACGCGCCGCTGTCAAGGCCAGCGCGTTCGTGCCAAGCTTGCGTGGCTACGTCATACACCCACGTGGCGTTGCCGCTTGGAAAAGTTAGCACATAAAAAGCGTGGCCTTCCTGCTGATAGGTGTAGGCGATGGCATCCGAAATGTTGCCGTACTGAGCAATGGCGTATTCTATTGCATGGGTAGAAATACGAACGCCAGTGTAGCCATTGGCGCGGTAGACAATACCCTGCCCACGGGCATCTGTGCCCAGCCAAAACAGACCGTTGTCCATCTTGGCAATGGTGTACGCCGACACGCAGCCAATCTCGTTAAACGCGCCTTGAATGCGGGTCAAAGGAAAATCAGCCGCACCAGAGTTGTACCAAACTTCAACCGAATCAGTGCCAAACACCCACAGTTCGCGGTGGTCGGCAATAAGGCCCACCACTCCGTCCGGAGAGCCTTCAGCGCTTGCAAAGTCCAAAGGATCAACGGATGTGCCATCCAGCAGTTGTGACACCCAGATGATCTGGCTGTTGGGCTGGTTAAAAACAAAGTAACCGTCAAGATACGCCACCGTCACCGCGCCTGGAAAGTCAGGGTCAGTGATCTGGGCGAATACGTTGGTGACTTCGTTGTAGATGTAGCTTGGCCCGTTGGCCGCAAGAAATATCTGCGTGCCGTTGTCCGCAATAGACACGGGGCCAGTGCCCGCCACGGTGCCCAGCAATGTGGGCGTTGCATTCAAACCGGTCAGCTTATAAAACTTATTGCCCGAGACAACGTAAAAGTCGCTGCCATTGGTCTGGTGCGCCCACAAAGCGCGGATCGGGCCGGTGCCTACAGTCTGAAGAAAGTTTAGGCCAGGGGCGCGGTTAAGAAACGCCGCCTCCTTGCCACCCTCGGGAATGACTTCTGGAAACAGATTGACCATGCGGTTATCCGCAGCATTGACGCTGCGGGCAACATAGGCTGATCCAAGAATCGGTGTTTTCATGTTAGACGTAGCTTGGATACCACTTCGTTGTCGTCACATCGTAGGTCATTGTGAGCGCCCTACTCACGACTGCCGTACCAGCCACAGCAATATTCCCCGCCGTTGTCCAAGTAAACGCGCCGGTAGGAATCAAGGTGATCGTACCGCCGCCAGTAGAAATTGGTGCTGCTGCCGTAATGGTCACAACAGCCGTTGTCCCTGAAACAAAAGCAATCGGGGTTGTCGGGGCGATGGTGGTTGCGCTTGCAATCGTTGGCGCAGCAGCGCTTACTGCGCTAAAGCCGCTTAACTTAATGCTTGTGCCTGTGGCTGCGCCAATATTAGGTGTTGTAAGCGCCATGTTCGTGCTGGTACACGCGCTAATGTTTCCGCTTGCAACCGTGCCCAATGCAGGGGTGACCAGCGTTGCGTTGGTAAACAGCAACGCATTAGTGACTTGTTTAGTTGTGCCGCCTTGCACAATTGGCAAAACGTCTGTTGTAGCCGCAGCCGTAGCTACAGGAAGGGCTGAAATTGCAATGGTGGCCATATTAGTAGTTTCCTGCGTAAATGTTAAAGCGTTGACGAGTGGCGACAATAGCGTAAGGCATAGACATCACATCATCTGGGTTGTTGATGCGTTTCAGGTTGCGTTTGCTAGTCATAGCAATGCGCTGCACTTGGGGGCTTGGCTCAACGCCAAACTCGGGCGCTATCTCCATTGCCAGATTGTAGGTAAACGCCCGCAAGTAGCCTGGCGGGAAGAACAAGTCAGTCGCCAAGGTGGCGGGGTTGCTCAGTTCTTGAACCGAAATAAAGTGCCACTCCAAGTCCCGTGTGGGGCGCGGGTAGATGGACATCGTAACGTCAGGAAACCCCATGTTCACAAAAATTACTTGGGGGTAGGTGCTGGTTACGGTCTTGACCGCAATGCCGTTGTACTGCTGTTGGTTGATGAACTTGATGCCAAATGACACGTTCGTGCCGGGGTCACGGAAGTAAGTCGCCTCATCCAACAGCACGGGCCGCAGGCCAATAAAATTGCCAGTAGGGCCGAGCGTGCGGATGTACTCGCCAGCAGGCCATGTAAAGACTTGATCTTGTGTGCAAAAGACAGACAGACGCTCTGTATTCCACGAGTCAATCATCTGGTTCATCGCCATCAAGCTGTCTTGCGACACTGACGCAGAGGTTGTTTCACCTTCGGCCAACACGCCAAGCAAACGAAGTGCCCGATTGATTTGATCGCCAGCAGTGTAAACGGCCATCTCAGACTCCTTCGGCTACAGCCTTACGTGTGTATTTGCGCTTAACTTCTAGCGCGTTCACCACTACTTCAGGTTCTGATGTAGGTGCTTCTGGATTGTAGCGCGTCCAGCCGTGTGTTTCATCATAAACGGCCTCAAGTTCCATAGTGGCAACTTTACGACCGTGGACGGGATGGGAAAGATAAATGTTCATAAGAAAACGGGGGCCAAAGCCCCCGCTTTTTAGTTAGATGCAATTAAACCGACAGTTTCAAGGCGTGCTTCAACTTGAGCAAGACGGGCTTGCAAGTTGGCAATCACAACCAAAACAGTGTTACCTTCGTCTTTGGTTACAAATCCGAAAGGGGTAGTCTGCGTCAGGTCTTGAATTGCAAAATCAGCCGTGCTTGGCGCAGTGCTGGTAATTGAGGTCAACTGAGTAGTCAAGGCAGCACCTTGAACCACAGGGGTTGTACCGTAAAAACCAGCAGTGCCGCCAGCTTTGCCCATGATTGCGCCGTCTAGTTGTGCGTCTTCAAACGCAACGCCTACAGCTTTTGTATTTGGCATAATTTTTCCCTTTAGGAAGACGGGGCCGAAGCCCCATCAGATTTAGGCAACGCGATAGATTGAATACGCTGCGTCACCTGTTTTGCGGAAACGGAACGTGCCAGATGTGTTGCTGGTTTTAGTCAGCGAATCCTGGATCGTGTCGTTACCAACAAGGGTGTTGCCCGTGCCAGCGGTGAAAACTACGTCATTTGCTGCATTGTCACCAATGTTGATGAACGAGCAGTCAAATGTCGAGCCAACTTTAAGGCTAGAAAACGCCGCATCAAGCAATGCGCCTGTTGGGAACACATAGGCGCCAGCATCTGTGCCGCCCGAGTCCATAGTACACACACCAGCAGCCAAGTTGTCTGCGGTGATAGTGACAGACGCGCCAGCCAATGCAACGGGTGCGCTAGTGTTAGAAAAACTGATTTCGCCAAGATTGCCGTCACCAACTTGGTAACCGCTTGCGCCGTTTGGAAGTGCCATGATAATTTCCTTCAAAAAGATTTAAAAAACGCCCCCGAAGGGGCATTAGGTTTAGCCCCAGATGCGGCAGGCCATTTGTGGACGGATGGTGCTGAAGCCGTACAGAACGTCAATACGGCAAGGCATACGGTCGTTGTTGATGTCGTACTGACGAACAACACGCAGGCTGATACCGTTGTGAACGGCACGGGCAGCCATGTCAACGCCTTGTGGCAGCAACAGGTCAGCAGTGGCGAACGTGATGGCATCCTTGTGGTAAACCAAGTTCTGAGCGTACTGAGTAGAAGCAGTGCCCACGAAGGTCACAGTTCCACCAGTTGCAGGCAGCACATCTACAGTAGCCAGAGCGTGGTTGGCCGAGTACATCGGAGCAACAGTCACAGTCCAAGTGCCGGACGAAGCGGTGGCGTCAGCCAGAGCAACGAACTGGAACAGTGAACCAGTGGACTCACGGGTTTGTGGGTTGACAGCATTGCAAGCACTGACCGTGAACACGTCACCAGCTTTGATGGTGGTGGACACAGAGCCTTGTTCCAGCAGAATGGTAGAAGCGCCTTCGGCAGTGACGCCTGGGGTCTTGACCAGTGTGGATGCGGTGGCGCTACGTGAGCCAGTGGTGTGCTGCTTGATTGACTGAGACATGTTGACCTCATCAAAGCCCAGTACGCCAGTGCCCATCATGCCGTTGCGGAACTGTTTGGAGATAGTGTCGGTTGGATTGAACAGACCTTTCATACCTTCAACCAGACCGGCGTTGGCCGCTGGGTTAACAGTAGCGTAACGTGGCGACATCACAGCAGCGTTTTCGTTCAGCTTCTGTTGGGCTTGGAGCAGCACCAGCGAAGTCGAAGGAGTCGTGCCAGGCGTGCC